AATTAAGAATATATGGAAGAAATACAAAAAGAAATAGAAATATCGATTAAAGATAATTTACCTTCTTTACTTGAAAAATATGAATTAGATATTAGTAATTTACAAGAAGAAGAGATTATAATGAAAGCATTATCATATTATATATTCAATATGATTATAAATGTATGTGCTTTATTGTCTATTATTAGTAAAATAAACAACCCAGAAGATAATAGAATAAGAACTAAAGATGTTAAAAACGCTATACAATACATTAAATCAAATTGTATAGAAAAACAAAATGAATTAAGAGGTGGTGGTAATAATACAAATGAAATTATAGAAGGTTATATGACAGTATATTATAGCAGCCCTGATTATATTAAAAACTTACAAAATATTAAAATTGAAGAAGTTATAGAATTATTTGATAAATCTTATATATATGACATTTTTAGAGAGTTAAAAACTGATATTAGTTCAAACACTTTAAATTATGTAAAAAAATTAATGAAAATACATCTAAAATGTTTCTTAAATGACCTAAAGAAAGAGGGAAAATTAACAATTAAAAAGATTGAATACGTAGTATCTAAGAAAAGACATTTTGTATTCACTTAAAGATTTAGACAAAAAAATATAGAAGTATAACTATAAAATTTTACTTAAAAATGGAGCATTTATATCCTACAAGAGACTCTATTGTTAAAGAATTATCAACTATTCCAGAACTAACTGTATATAATTTGAGAAAACGTCTTAATAGACCTAAGAAAGAAATAGTATTTGTATTAAGATATTATGATAAACTCTTCAGTAAAAGACAGCGTTCTCCTGCAAATGGACGTAACAAACATAATATTTGGAGTCTAATTAAAAATTGAAAATATAAATTATTTTTAAACAATCTTGTTTATTTTATATATAAAGATAATTAAAAATGCCTGTAGTTAGTATTGATGGTAATATTGGTGCTGGTAAAAGCACCGTATTAAATTATTTGAAGAACAATTATCATTATCAAATTGATTTAGAACCTATAGATGATTGGTTACCGTTTTTACAAGATATGTATAAAAACTCAAAAGATGCATTCGAGTTTCAAATTAAAGTCTGGTTTGACAGAACTTTTAACGTGCAATATCCTTTGAATAAAAATATATTAACAGAACGTTCTGGTTTTTTCCACTGGGAAGTATTTTCAAAAGCTAACTTTAAGATTGGAAAATTAAATGAAAGACAATATACAATTCTAAAAGATTTATACGAAAAAAGGTGTTTTGATTCAGATATTTATATTTATATTAGAACTGATCCCAAAAAATCTTTTGATAGAATTAATACAAGGAGTAGAAATTGTGAGTCTGATATTAATATTAAATATATTGAATTACTTCATAATTTACACGAGAATGCATATCAAAAATTATTAGATGAAGAAATAATTAATAATGTTCATATTATAGAAATGGAAAATAAGAGCGTTCAAGATATTGCTAAAGAGATTCACGACATTATATCTAAATATGGGAGTATTTAAGTAAAAATTGTTATAAATATATTTAAAAAAATGAAATTATTTTTAATAAAAATAATATAAACAATTTTTCTCTTTTAGTAATTCAGGATAAAGTGATTAAAAGATGTCTGTTGAAACTAAATACAAGAAACACGAATTAAGGGATCATATCTATGAAATTCCAGACACGTATGTAGGTTCAGTTAATCTTACAGAAATCAAAACTTATGTATTCGATGATGATGCGAAACAGATGATTGATAAAGACATCAAATATGTACCAGGTTTATATAAGATTTATGATGAAGTTTTAGTAAATGCTTTAGACCAGAGTGAAAGATTAAAATCAGAACAAGATAAAGGTTTGAAAAATGTAAAACATATGAAAACCATTAAAATTAGTGTAGATAAGGAAACAGGTACAATTTCTATTATGAATGATGGAGATGGTATTGATATTGATAAACACTCTGCTTACAATAATGTTTGGATTCCTGAATTAATCTTTGGAGAATTGCTTACATCTACGAATTATAATCAAGAAGATGAAAAATTATGGGGAGGTAAAAACGGCTATGGAGCGAAGTTAGCCAATATCTTTTCAAAAGAATTTATTGTAGAAACTATAGATCATCGTCGTGGTAAGATTTATAAACAACGTTTCTATGATAATATGAAGAAGAGAGATGCTGCAAAAGTATCATCCTCTTCAAAGGCTCCTTATACAAAAATTACTTTTACACCTGATTATAAACGTTTTGGATTAAGTAAATTAACAGATGATATGTATGATTTATTCCGTAAAAGAGCATATGATGCTTGTGCTACAACAAATCCTAATGTAAGTGTATATTTCAATGGTGAAAAATTAAATGTAAAAGATTTTGAAAAGTATGCTGATTTATATATTGGTTCAAAAGATGAACGTCCAAGAGCTTTTGAAAAATGTGGAGAACGTTGGGAAATCATAGCAACTTATTCTGAAACAAATCAATTCGAACAAGTATCTTTTGTAAATGGTATTAATACCCTTCGTGGGGGAAAACACGTAGATTATATTACAAATCAAATTACAAAACAATTAGCAGATATGGTAAAGTCAAAGAAGAAAAAGGATGTAAAATTACAACATCTTCGTGAAAATTTGTTTGTGATTATAAAATCACAAATTGTAAATCCTTCATTTGATAGTCAAACAAAAGAAACTTTAACTACACAATCGTCTAAGTTTGGTTCAAAGTGTGAATTAAGTAATAAGTTTATTGATAAACTTTACAAATCAGGTATTGTAGATAAAGCAGTAAGTTTAACAGATTTCCACGACCAAAAGAAAGCAGCAAAGACAGATGGTAAAAAGACAAGCAGAGTATTAATTCCTAAGTTAGATGATGCGAACAAAGCAGGAACAAAGAATAGTTCTGAATGTACGCTTATTCTAACAGAAGGAGATTCTGCAAAGTCTATGGCAATCGCTGGTTTAAGTGTAATTGGTAGAGATAAATATGGTGTATTCCCTCTACGTGGTAAAATGATGAATGTAAAAGATGCTAATATCAAAAAGATTTCAGAAAATGAAGAAATTACAAATATTAAAAAGATTATTGGATTAGAACAAGGAAAAGAATATAAAGATGTATCTTCCCTACGGTATGGTAAAATTATGATTATGACAGATCAAGATCATGACGGTAGTCATATCAAAGGTTTATTATTCAATATATTCCAATCTATCTGGCCTTCTCTCTATAAGAAAGATGGTTTCATAACTTCTATGCTTACACCTATTATTAAGGTTCGTCATCAATCAACAAACGAAGTAAAACAATTCTATAGTTTAACTGATTTTGATAAATGGAAAGAAAGTGTTGGAAATAATATGAAATATTGGAAAATTAAGTATTACAAAGGTTTGGGTACATCCACACCAGAAGAAGCTAAAGACTATTTCCGTAATATGATGATTACTAATTATGTATATAATGGTAAAACATCTGATGACAGTATTGATTTAGCTTTCAATAAGAAACGTGCCGATGACAGAAAGAAATGGTTAATGAAATATAATAAAGATGATGTATTAGATTACACAGTATCTGATATTCCATATGAAACATTTGTAAATAAAGATTTAATCCACTTCAGTAACCGTGATTTAGAACGTTCTATCCCAAGTTTAATGGATGGTTTCAAAGAATCCAATAGAAAGATTTACTATGGTTGTCAAAAACGTAAATTATATACTAAAGAGATTAAAGTCGCTCAATTATCTGGGTATATATCTGAAGTAAGTGCTTATCACCACGGTGAAACTTCATTACAACAAGCTATTATTGGTATGGCTCAAAACTATGTAGGTTCAAATAATATTAACATATTAATGCCAATCGGGCAATTTGGAACACGTATTAAAGGTGGTAGTGATGCTGCTTCTCCTCGTTATATTCATACAAAACTAAGCGAAACAGCCAAAGCAATTTTCCGTATTGAAGATAGCGCTGTTCTAAATCGTTTAGATGATGATGGTATGTTGATAGAACACGAATATTATGTTCCAGTAGTTCCTATGATTTTAGTGAATGGTGGTCTTGGTATTGGAACAGGTTTCTCTACAAATATTCCAAACCATAATCCTACTGATATTATTGCGGAATGTCGTAAAATTATTAGTGCTATTGATAAACAAACAAAAATTAATACTAAAGAAGATTTACAACAGAGTTATCCTGTAATTGAGAAAACAAGATTATCTAAAATAACTCCTTGGTATATTGGTTTCAAAGGTTCTATTTATCCTGATAAAGAAGGGACTTTCCAAAGCAAAGGTGTATGGAATTGGATAGACGACCAAACAATTGAAGTTACAGAACTTCCACTTGGAATATGGACTGAAGATTATAAAGATTTCTTAATAACTTTAATCCAGAATAATAGTCCAATTCTAAAAGACTTTGAGAATCACTATACTGATAAGAATGTTAAGTTTATTCTAAAATTATATCCAAACGTTCGTAAGGCAATTGAACCAGTATTAGAAACAGAGTTCAAGTTAGTTTCTAATAAAAACTTGAATATGAATAACATTCACTTGTATAACGAGGAAGGAACAATTGAAAAGTTCAAAGATGCTTCTCATATTATTAAAGAATGGTCTAAGGTCCGTTTATTGAAATACTATGAACGTAAGAAACATCAATTGAAGGTTATGAATAACAAATATACTATGTTGTCAGCAAAAGTTAAATTTATTCAAGATATTGTAAATGGAAAACTAAAGGTAATGAATCGTAAGAATAAGGATTTGGAAGAAGACCTAAAACAGAAAGGATATCCTATGCTTTCTGAAAAGGTAGATGTAGATGAAGAAAAAGAAGAAAATAGAGAAGAGATGAAAGATGATGGTAAAATAGAAGTATTAAATTACAACTATCTAACCAGAATGCCAATTCAGCAATTAACTTATGAAAAGAAAATCTCTTTAGAGAAAGAAGCAGAAAAATTAAATATGATGATTAATGATTTGAAGAAGAAACAAATTCACTCAATTTGGGAAGAAGAATTGAATGAAGTAGAAAAGGCTTGGAATATTCATCTTAAAGATATGAAGGAATTATACGAGGAAGATTTAGAAGAAATATCTAAAAAGAAAGTA